TCATATGAGGAATCTCTGGCAAGAGATCAAGTAAAGCGTGAATATTATGAGGGTCTTGCAGGTAGGGAATCAGAAGAGTACATGAAGTACCTTCAGGGTGAACTCAAAAGGCTCAAGGGTGGAAAAATAACAGATGATTTGGAATCTGTAACAGGACGACAAACACAAGTAGCAAAAACTGCTGGAATTAATAGGAATAAAGCACCACCCACTTGGGAACATTACTGGGCTAACCTATTCCAAACTCCAGACACGACAGTAGAACGACTTATGTCAAGAGTTGATTCTAGTTTAAAGGGTAAAGATTTAGTAGATGCTGCTACTGAAGCATTACTGGAAGATGAGATTCAATTTATAGAACCCCTGGATCATAATATGGCTAAAGGGTCATTTTCTAGATTCTATTCTCATTACAGGGAATATTTAATAGAAGGCCCGGAGAAGGTTCCGTTAGATGAATCTCAAATAGAGTTAAAACTGGATAGGCTTATGGATTTAACAAGAAGAAGGTATAGATCAAAAGCACAAGAACTTTTATTAGAAAAGGGTTATATCAATAAAGATGATACAAGGATGCGTTGGGAAGACTAGATGGCAAAATATCCAAAAGTAACTGAAGAAGAATTAGTATCAAGAATTAAAACAGAGATCACAGACTCTCTTGGTTATGGCGATGAAATATCCAAGCAGAGAGAGACTGCTATGGAATATTATTATGGACTACCCTTTGGCAATGAAGTAGAGGGAAGGTCTCAGTTTGTAGATTCCACTGTTGCTGATACTATTGAATGGATTAAACCTTCTCTTATGAGAGTGTTTGCTTCCGGTGATGAAATGGTTAAATTCTCGCCACATGGTCAGGAAGATGTACAAATGGCAGAACAGGCTACGGATTATGTGAACTATGTGTTTACAAAAGATAACCCGGGCTGGGAAATATTATACTCTTGGTTTACTGATGCCTTACTGTCAAAAAACGGAATTGTAAAAGTCTGGTGGGATGAGTATTCAGAAGAACAAAGAGAAGAATATAATGGTTTGGATGAGGTAGGTATTCAGGCTCTTTTGATGGATGAGGGTGTTGAAGTCATAGAACATACCGCATATGAAGACTCTGCCGGTTATGGTGGAGAAGCTGGTGCAGTTCCCCAGATGCTACATGATATAGTTATTAAAAGAACAAACTATGACGGAAGAATAAAGATAGAGAATGTACCCCCATCAGAGTTCTTAATCTCAAGAGAAGCTAAAAATATCCAAGATGCAAGATTTGTTTGCCACCGTGTAAAAAAGACTTTATCTGAATTAAGAGAGATGTATCCAGATGAAAATCTTATGCCAGTAGATTTGAGCAGTGGTGAATATGATGATAATTTCCCGGGAGAAAGAGAATCAAGGTTTGATTTTGATAACAGTTCCGGTTATATATTTGGGGAATCTGAGAAGGAAGAGGCATTAAGAACATACTGGCTGCATGAGTCTTTTCTTAGAACTGACTTTAACGGTGATGGAATTACAGAATTCAGGAAAGTTTGTACAGTAGGGGATAAGGTTTTACAAAATGACGAGATAGATTCTGTTCCTTTTGTTTCTATTACTCCGGTAAAAATCCCGCATAAGTTCTTTGGTTTGTCGGTTGCTGATTTAGTGATGGATTTACAGTTAATGAAATCTACACTAACCCGTAACCTGATGGATAATATGTACAACCAGAACTTTGGTAGGTATGCCGTGATAGAAGGTCAAGCAAATTTAGATGATTTGCTCACGCAAAGACCGGGCGGCATAGTTAGAATAAAAGCCCCGGGAGCGGTTACAAGGCTAGACACTCCCACCCTAGAACCATACTCCTTTGAGATGTTGAAATATATAGATGGCATAAGGGAGTCAAGGGCTGGTGTAACTAAATACTCTCAAGGTATGAATGACAATGCCCTGACATCACATACTACGGCAACCGCTGTCAATGCCGTTATGACAGCCGCTCAGAGTCGCGTAGAACTCATTGCAAGGAACTTTGCAGAAACCGGGGTTAAAGATTTAATGAGAACCATTTATGAACTGCTCCTGAAGAATCAGGATAAGGAAAGAATGGTTATGTTAAGGAATCAGTGGATTCCTGTACGCCCGGATTCATGGAAAGATAAATATGATTGTACGGTATCTGTGGCTTTGGGTAACGGAAGCAAGGATCAGCAGATGGCTCACCTGTCACAAATGTTACAGTTTGCCGGACAGTCCATGAGTGGTGGATTAAGAATTGTTACTGAACAGAATATGTACAATCTTGGAGCGGCACTTGTTAAGGCGATGGGGTTTCAGAATGTTGATGATTTCCTGACTGACCCATCTCAGAGCCAGCCTAAAGGGCCGTCACCACAAGAACAAATGGCACAAACCGAGATTCAAATCAAGAAAGGTGAGTTGGATGTTAAGGTTGCTGAAACACAGATTAAACAACAAAGGGTTCAACTGGATGCTGCTAAGTTACAGGCAGACACAGCCATGAAGGCGGCAGAAATACAACTAGAGTCTGAACAGGAGAGGCCTGTAGGAATAGGTTAAAAAGGGGAAAATAAGTTAATGATAGATGAACAAAGAGAGGAACATGCTAAACGCCTCCTTTCTGACGAGTTGTTTAATGAAGCATTTGATGTACTGAAAAAAGATTTAATGACCCGCTGGAACGTCAGCGGTTCAACAGAATTAGAGGCCAGAGAATCAATCTGGCTAGCTATTAGATTGCTTGATAAACTTTATAATCATATATCGTCCATAGTTGAAACTGGGCACATGAATAAGGTTTTATCACAGCAACACCCATTCATTTAAGAGGAATAAATTATGGCGGACACGCAAGAAGCCCCGCATGAGGCTACACAGCCACTAAAACCCGCTCCCGGCAGTATGGCGGCAGCAGAAGAGGCATTACTCGGCCTTCTGGAACCTGAAGAGGAAACACCGGAAACTGAGGAAGCCAAACCCACAGAAGAGGAAGAGTCAACTGAGGAAACTCAAGACGAATCATTGGAAGAGGAGCCTGAAGAAGAATCTGAAGAGGAATCTGAAGAGGAAGACGATGAAGGCACTGAGGAACGCGCAGTAGAAGGAGATGACCTTTATGCTATTACTATAAACGGTGAGGAGCATGAAGTAAGCATGGACGAACTACTGAAAGGTTATTCGCGTCAATCAGATTATACCAAGAAAACACAAGAACTGTCAGAACACCGGAAGGCATTTGAAGGCGCTAGACAACAAATGGCGCAAGAATACCATCAGATTCAGGCAGAAAGGCAGCAGTATATGGATTCTTTACAACAAATTGTAGATAGTTCTGCTCCAGGTCTTGACCAGTTTGCCAGTATAAACTGGGAACAGTTAAAAGCTGAAGACCCAATAGCATTTATTACAAAGAAGGAAGAATTTAGAGATTCACAAGATCAAGTTGCCCAGTATCAGGCACAGCAGGAAGAAGTATATCAGAAGCAGTATCAGGAATATCAGAAGCAAGCCCATCAGACGCTCCAACAGGAACACGTTAAAATGGCGCAAGTTTTGCCAGACTGGAAAGAACCAGAAAAGCAAAAGAAACTTGCTAAAGATATTAAGGAATATGCTCTTTCAGTAGGCTATACACCTGAAGAGGTAGGTTCTCTTGTGGATCATAGGTCTTTAAAATAAGCCCAAAGTAATACGGTCAGGTAAGGGTAAGGTTAAGGGCGAAGACGTTAAAGTTAAACGTGCTGCAAAAATGAAACGTCTACAGCAATCAGGTCATGTTAATGACGCGGCTTCTTTGCTGGAAGATATGTTTAATTCCCCATAAGGAGAAAAACAAATGGCAATTGCTACAAACACGTCGCTGACTTTTAGTTCAGTCGCTATCCGTGAAGATTTGTCAAATGTGATTTACAGTATCGCCCCTATGGATACCCCCTTCATGTCGGGTTTGTCTAAACAAAGTGTGGATAACACTTTTTATGAGTGGCAAACGGATACTATTACCGCTGGTGCGGCCAATAGAAAAATTGAAGGCGATGACAGCATTGCTGCTACCGCACGGGTACTCCCAACGCGACTTGGAAATTACACTCAGATAAGTCAGTATGTCAACCAGACTTCTGGTACGGATGACGCAGTTAATTATGCAGGTCACGGCAAACACCAAGCCTTTCAATTGGCTAAAAACGGCAAGCGTATGAAACGCGATATGGAAGGAATGTTGTTACAAAACATTGTCCGTAGTGCTGGCAGTTCAACGGCTGCTAGAGCAACGGCTGGCGTTCCCGCTTGGCTTGCTACCAACTATGTATCTATGAATCCAACATCCGGTTCTCCGGCTGCTGGTGCAACGGGTACGACTGCAATGACAGAATCTACTGCTACCGCCTCCATTACGGAAGCTGGCATTAAAAATGTCATTAAGGATTGCTATGATGCTGGTGGTAACCCGGATTTAATTCTGGTTCCGTCTGCTATTAAGCAAGCTATTTCTGATCTTGCTCAGTCTGTATCATCTCTTAGAACTGAAACTAAGGGTGAATCACCTGCCCATGTTGTTGCGGCAGTGGACGTTTATGTCTCAGATTTTGGAACGTTCAAAATCTTGAGTGACCGTAACGTAAATAGCTCTGAGCACGTTTTCTTTCTGGATATGGATTACTGGGCTATTGCATGGCTCCGTTCTTTCCAGACTGTTGAACTGGCTAAAACCGGTGATGCGACTAAACAAATGTTGCTTGCCGAGTATGGCTTAGTTTCAAAGAATGAAGCATCAAGTGGAATTCTTGCAGATGCTAAAGCATAAATAAGTACCGGGGGGTGGAAACACCCCCCACTCTTATGCGGGAACTAGAAACTAACTGTCCTAATATTAAGGACGAATATGGCGGGAAGGTTATATTTCCATTCGGGCCATGTATATACCAGAACTTTATCTCTGATGACTTGAGGAAATCCCTTCTTAAAGAGGGTAAAAGGATCAAAGATAAGGGTAATGATTATAGTAAAAGATTAGCTGGTAATATGTATTTTGGTGGTTCCTATAATTATGGTAGTGAATATATTGCAGAAGTCTTTCCTGAACTTTTTAAGATTCTGATTCAGTGGTTTGATTTCATGGTCTATCATTATGATGGCGGGCGTGTGAATTTTGCGCCGGGTAAGGAAGATTTAGAGATTACACGGGATAGTTTCTTTTGTTGTTTACCTTGATGTGCCTGAAGATATATTTGATGTACAGGCCAATTCTAATGTTCAGGATGCTGGTCATATAGTATTTAAGTATGGAGAATCTATAAGTCCTTTGAGTGTCAGTATGTGGAATGTTGTTCCAGAGAATAATCTTATACTTATGTTTCCTGCTACCCTAGATCATATGGTTCATCCATTCTGGATAGATAAGGAACGTATAAGCGTGTCTGGAAATTTTACATTAACTGACCGCATTGTAATAAGTCATAATGGAGCATAGATGAAAAATATAGACAAAGAGATTGAAGATATAGCCAATAAAATGATTAAGGGTGATAAAAAACCGGCTTCTAAAAAAGAGCCAAAAGAACCAACTACCGCTGCTGGATGGTTAAAGAAAGCATATATTGATGCTGATCCATCTGACGGCGCACCAAAGGTAGGGGATATTGGGTATGTCTAAAAGATTGGTTGTTGACTATGAACCATATAGGCGAACTGATTTTCATTTTGATGAATCCGAGGATAAGTTTACGCTTAATACAGTACAGGATGCAGAACCTATTGTTGATGAAAACAAGAGGAAGATGAATGCCTATGGTGATAAGTTATCTGTAGGCAAGAGGGGCGAATGGCATCACACGGCCTCTATACCATTAAATATCTGGGAACAGTGGATGCTGGATACAAACGGGGAAATTCAAAAAGACCCCA